ATCTTTGAATCGACCGCTAATGGCCCGGGGAATTTCTTTTATGATCTTGTGAATGGGGCGATAGCGGGAAAGAATGGCTTTATTCTTATCTTCATCCCTTGGTACTGGCAGGAGGAGTATAAAGATGCTATCCCTTTACTAGAACGGGACTTAGATGAAAAGGAGCAGAAGTATTATGAAGCATACAAAGACGACGGATTGACGCTCTGTCACTTAGCTTGGCGAAGACGCAAGATTGCGTCATTCGGGGATAAGGAATGGAAATTTATCCAGGAGTACCCATTTAATCCTGAAGAGGCCTTTGTCAAAGCTGAAGGCCGGTTCTTTGACTTGGCCCGGGTGTATATCGCCAGGGGTAAGAAGGCCCAGGATGATCCTACAGCGGCGTTTATCATAGGAATTGACCAAGGGCGCACGGGAGATGACACCGTGATCGCCAGACGTATGAATCGGAAAATACTGCCTTTTGAAGTTATTCCGGCCGATGATGGAGCGGAGCGGGATATGCGCTTGGCCGGTAGGGTGGCCAAGATAATTGAGATAGAAAAACCCGATCTTGTGGTGTTTGATACAACGAATGAACATGGGGCATTGGATAGGTTGCATGAATTGGGGTATTCGAAGAGGCTGGTTAAGGGCCTACATTTTGGTGAAAAAGCCCTAGATCCCCAAAGACACAGGAATATGCGTGTGCAGATGCACTGTGACTTACGAGAGTGGTTTCAGGATCCAGACGTATCAATTCCTGATGACCAACAATTTTTGACTGAGATAGGTTCGATACCGATTGAGAAGGAATCAAGTAACCAGGTGAAATATTTGGTGTCAAAAGATGATATTAAAAAAGATCTTGGCTGGAGCCCAAATAAACTGGATGCAGCGATTTTAACGTTTGCCTATCCAGTTCGGAAAAAGATTACCCTTGACAAAATAGAATCTCGTGGTAGACTTAGGCATGAAGTAAAATTTAAGTCTACATTGAGGAGTAAAAGTGGTTGAAGTAAGAAAACTTACGCGCGAAGAATTTAAAGATTTGTTGGACCACGCCCACGGGGAACTTGCTGCGGTAAAACATTTGACCACTCACCAAAAAGACCCTTATAAATTTTACCAAGAAGATAATAACGGCGAAGGACTGTTGATAGACGGGACGCCGGTGTATTGTGGGTGTGTGTTATCAGATTCCCATTTCACATATAGCATCATGCGCGAAGGCGCGCGAGAGAGATATCCAATAACATTATACACAAAAGTAAAACGCATGGTATTAGCGTGGGCAAAAAAATTCGGTGACGTTCGATGCGAGATGGTGTTGGATGGGTCGGATGAGTCAAATTCAGTTTTGCGATGGATCCGGAATATGGGGTATCGCGCGACAACAGACAATATTTTTGTTTTAACAAGGAGGGCATAATGGGTGGATTTTGTGAAGGTGTGGCGAGAATGTTTACCCCATCAAAGTCAGACGGAAGTGGAACGGTAACCCCACAATCAGGTGGGCCCTCTGCCCCAGATACCGGCGCTCTCCCGGGGGCTCCAGGAATAGACGCCCAGGCCGCAAGCAGACGTCTTGCTAGGATGTCAAAGTATTTCACCTCCCCGACAGGGATTCTTGATACACCTACTGGATCGGCGGGAGTTTTCTAATGCCTGATGTTGATATAATTTTAAAAGAGTTCAAATCTGTCAAAGCCCGCCGGAGCCCATGGGAACCCGTGTGGGAATTGATAGCTCGATATATGTTCCAAAGGAAACAAGGTTTTACCACCGTCTCAACTCCCGGCGATTTTTACACACATGACGATGTGTTGGACAACACCGCCGGGAGCGCCCTTCAGACTATGGTATCGTCTTTGGATGGGGCGTTGTGGAAAAATGGCGGTAGAACATTTAGAATTGTCAGACCCAGACAAGCTCGCGATACCGAAGAGATAAAAACTTTCTATCGTGAATGTAATGCTCGAATCCTAGGGCAAATGGAGCATGAGGAATCAGCTTTTGGTACGGCCCGGCAGGAGGCTCTAGCCGAAGGCGTGGGATTTGGGACTGATGCTATAGGGGTATTCAAATCAAAACCTGGGTCAAAACATAAAGTCGAGTATCGATCTCTTCCACTTAAAAATCTTTATGTTGTGGAAGATTCACGCGGGAGAGTGATAAAAGAATTTTACGAATTTGAGTATACAGCATTTCAGTTAGTTGGGGAATATGGCGAGGCGGTAAAAAGCATAGACAGAGTAAAAGCCTTGCTCGATGTCAACAACTATGACACCAAACTTAAAGTATTGTGGCTTGTCCGGCCTAATGAAGATCCGCTCAAGGCTTTCTCTTACGAATCAATCCACATTCTTGAAGATGAAAAATCAGTCATCAGAGAAATGGGGTTCAATGGCAACCCAATAGTTGTTTCTCGATTCTATAAAAACGAAGGCGAAGAGTATGGGCGCTGTCCTTCGTACAACGCTTTATCACCCACGATTGAACTAAATGGGGTGGTGGAGATAATCACCAAAGGTGGTGAACTCACTGCCCTACCTTCGTGGTACGTACTCGATGATGGCACGTTTGGCAATGGCACGATAGACCGCTCTCCAGGCGGGGTCATACCAATAGACGCTACCTCCTCGCGGATTACGGGTATGGCCCCTATCGGCCAAATTGGCGCGGTAGGGTCGTTGATGCCATTGTTAAAACTTATGGAAATGTTGATAACCGAAATCAAACAACATTTCTTGAATGACAAACTCACTGATCTCAATAACACTACCCGCATGACTTTGGGCGAAGCCCAGATACGCAATGAGTTGCGGGCTGATAATACGGGGTCAATATTCTCCAGACAGATAGATGAAAAACTTACACCGGTTATTCGGAGAACGATAGCTATTTTGGTGGAAGAGGGCGAGCTCGGGGTTGAAACTGGCTCCGAGCTCTTTGTTCAACTTACCGCAGCGGGTAAGACACTGCTAATAGTCCCGTCTGAATTAGCCAATCTTCAGGCCCAAGGTATTGAGATATACCCGATAGAGTTTATATCCCCCGCCGCTCGAATACTCAAGTCCGAAGAAGTACGCGGGATGATATCTTTGTGGCAATTCGCCGCTGGATTCTCAGGAGTCGCGCCGGAGTTGATGTTATGGTTGAATAAGAAAAAGACAATGCCAATCGTTCGGGATCTTTATGGCGCGCCGGATGATGCTATAGTTTCAGAAGAAGAGTTTGAAGTTTCATATAAACAATGGATGGAAAATCAGGCCCGACAACAGCAAATACAATCCGCGGCAATAGCGGCGGACATTGCGGCAAAAGGAGCATCAGCAAACCAACAGAACGCACAGGCTCAGGCCACAATCGGCGGGATGAATGGGATGCTAAACGGTGGAGGCGGCGGAGGATATCCGTCGATGGTGATGTAATGGAAAATACAAAAACGCCAGAACAGATTGCTCAGGAGGCGGCTGAGAAGAAGACAAGACAGGAACGGATAGCGGCAGAAGTAAAGGCGGTACAGTTAGCGGTAAACAGTGCGAAAGAAAACCCGAACGTGGAAATCCTTTTGCGTTACATAATGAAACTCTCAGGGTTCCACATGAATCCTGTTGTAGTCAGTATGTCGACAGGCGATATACTTATCTCTTCAACCGTCTACAATGGCGGTAGGGAATCGTTGTACCATGATTTGCGGAAATCGATGTCCGCGGAAACTAAAAACATAATCGAAAGGAGCGAATAATATGCTATGGTATAGGCCAAATTTTAAGATCGAAAGACGAAGATATGAGGATCCACCGGCAGGTGGAGCCGCCGGAGGCGGTGGCGGGGCTCCCGCACCAATCACGATTGAATCTTTAGGTGCAGTCCAGGGGGATAGTTTTCGCGCGTTGTTGCCCGAAGACATCAGATCAAAACCTTACGCAAAAGACATCAACACCTTTGGGGACCTCGCCAAGAAATACGACGGCGCGGTAAGCCTCTTGGGCCAGAGAGCCGCACCGATAGACACAGACCCTCCGGAGAAGTGGAAAGATTTTCATTCCAAACTCGCGCCAAAAACCGCGGAGGAGTATAAGTTCCCAGAAACAATCGATGGAGTGGACTCTAAGTTTATAAAGGGAGCCGCGGAAGGTAAATTACTTCGTCCGCTGTTACATGCAGCCGGAGTGAGCCCTTACCAGGCGAACCTTTTGTTTTCCGGATTTTTGAAGATGGTATCACAGGCTGAAGGCGTGGAAAAGACGGCTAAAGACGCTGCCTTTATAAAACTTTCTGGTGAGCTTTTTGGGGATCAGAAAGAGACGATCACCACTAACGCTAAAAAGTTTTTGGCTACGCATGTCCCAGCCAACATACTTCCTTTGCTTGAAGGTATGGACGAGAAACAGATGACCATACTTTTAGCGGCTACCGACGGCATGGCCAAGAAGTTCACTGGTGAGGATCCGTTCCGTGGAGGTGGCGCCGGAACTGGAAGTGGCGGCGGTGAAACGAAAGAACAGTTGATAGGGCAGATGCAAGCAATAATGAAAGATCCGGCGTATTCAGACCCGTTTAAAGACAAACCAAAGTACGTAGAACTAAACGCAAAGATGGAAGGAATCCGTGCGAAGCTAAAGAAAATTCAAGGAGGAGCTTGACAAAAAGGTTTTTTATGATATAGTTATGTTGTTAAGTTTCAGTGACATTTGAGTAACCGTCCGAGGTGGTCTCGGGGATCGGTGAAAGAATAACTGAGTAAAGTAGGTATAAGGGGATAAAATCATGTCATGGGATACGGTTCAGATAACCGAGTTTAATGCCGCTCTGGATGTTCAAGAGCAGCAGATGACTTCCCGCCTTTTGCCTTACGCCATCAGGAAACCCATATCAGGCGATGATTTCGCTTACGATGGGTTAACGGAAGTCCAGGCGTATCACGCGAATGGTAGGAACCCCGATATCCAGCCCGTTGAGGCTGCTTTTACCCGTAGGAAAATGTCCCGGGATAGGGTGGTAGTGACCTTGTTAGTAGATAACAAGGATGTGCGCGGTATGCTTACAGATCCCCAGAGCCAGTTGGCTGCCCTCTGTATAGCCGCCGTCGAAAGAGAAACAGACCGCGTGATTTACGACGCACTGTTTGCTTCTGTGTATACCGGCCGTAATTTTGGCACGACCGTATCCGCAGCGACTGATGGCCTTATCACAGTAGACGCCACAGCCGGTTTCACCTACGAGAAACTACTCGAGATCAGAGCCAATTTCATAGATGCCGAAGTCGGCAACCAGGGAGTCATACCGATAGCGATAGGTATATCGGGTGACGAACACACCGATCTGATGAGCGAAATAGAGCTCACAAGCGGAGACTATACGTCGCAGTATGTTATCGCCAAAGGTATCATAACCCAGGCTATGGGTATGGACCTTGTGGCGTTCGGCGCCGGTGCAAACATTACGGATCCTATCCTCGAGATAGATACGCACAGGATTTCTTTCGCGCTTGCCAAAGGTGGCGTAGCGTTGGGTATATCGCTTGATAGGAAAGTTGAAGTTAAGGACTATCCTACCAAGATAGAGACCAGCATCATAAACGTTATAAAAGAACTTGGCGCTGTCCGCACAGCGGGCGTCAGGGTACAAAAGGTGAATCTAACCCCCTAGAAAGGAGCGTGACCTGTGGCAGCATATAATGATTTTGTTACCCAGAACGCGTCGGCAAAAAAAGCCAACGTTGACGTCTCCGCTCGTATAAACGGGGCACCGGTAAAAAAGGTCCTTTTCTCATTTGAGAAGACCGCCGGAGATATAAATGGGTCGATATTTCGCGTCGCGCGTATATCGCCCTTCGCTAAGATAGTTAGCGTAAAATTGGCTTGTGATGCTCTAACCGGTTTTACGGATATAGACATCGGTTTTTACAAACCCATCCAAGTTGGAGGGACTGAGATTGATAAAGATTGTCTGAAAGACGGTCTTAATCCTAGTACCGGCCAGGCGGCATTGGTCGATATGGACGCGATTTCTATCGCGAATCTTGGTAAGGAGGCTTACCTGATCGCTGGCATTACGGCAGCGAACGCAAAAAAGTACGGGGCTTTTGACGTGGCCATTACCGGTAACACCGCTGGTACTGATGTTGGTACCATAGCCGGCGTTATCGAATACGTCGAGTAAATAGAAAGAGGGATAGATTATGAGCGCTCCAGTTTCGGCTGTCGAAGTTTGTAATCTATCCCTCGATTTATTACGCCATGATACCCTTATAGCGTCTATTGATACTCCCGAAACTGAGGTGGAAGCACTGGCCGACCGTTGGTATGACGCTACCCGGCGTTCTGTTTTGCGCATGTTCCCTTGGAATTTTGCCCGGAAGCGTGTGACGCTTTCTCGTGTAGTGGGGGACCCGGCTTTTGGCTATGATGATGCGTATCAGCTTCCCACCGATTTTTCCAGTATAGTTTTTATAGGCAAAAATATACAGGACAATATTGTCGACTACACTATCGAAGGGGATGAATTACTCATCAATAACAGTGGAGCGGCGTCTTTAGAGTGTTGCTATGTAAGCGATTTTGAGACAGTAGCAAAATTTGATCCAATATTTCTCAATCTTTTAGTGGGGGAACTAGCTTTAGTATTTGGAAACGCTATCGCCGGTCTCAATAAGAGCCTTAAAGGTATGATGGAGTTTCGTGATCGTTGGGAAGCGAAAGCTCGCGCTAAAAACGGGCAAGAGAATCCCCCAAGAATCCGGTATAAGAGCCCACTACTTAACGCTAGGAAAAGTGGGCGTAGGTCAACTTCTTCTGATGGAATACATCTTTTTAACCCATGAGTATAAATTTTTTACAGAACAGCTTTGCTTCCGGAGAACTCTCTCCCGAGGTCTGGGGGAGAACAGATAGACCGTTTTACAAAAACGGGTTGGAGATCTGCCGCAATTTTTTCCCCCTTCTTACCGGTGGTTGTCGATTTCGTCCAGGTTCCCGATACAGTATACATTCTAGGTTAAACCAAGATGCTTGGGGCGTACCTTTCCGATTCAGTATTGATCAAGCCTACAGTCTTGAGTTCACCGATTATAAACTCCGCATACACCACGATGGCGGCGTGATACTTGAAACTGCCAAAGCCATTACAGGGCTTGTGGTGGCCACAGGAGTTTTTACTTCCGCCACACATGGGTTTTCTACCGATGATGAAATATACCTTGATAGTTTAGTTGGCCCGTTTGTTTTGAATAAACGGTTTTATCGAGTGGTACGTGTAGACGCGAACACCTTTACATTAAAAGACGTTGATGGTGTGGCTATAGATACCACAGCTCTTACGGCGTATGTCTCCGGTGGTACCGCGGCTCGGGTGTATGAGATAACGTCTCCCTATACCGCCGCTGAAGGCCCCCAGATCAAATATTGTGGCACGGCGGATGTCATGTACATATTCCATCCTGATCACGAACCCCGAGTGCTCATACGCGCGGGCGCGACATCCTGGTCCATAAATATATATACGCGATACTCTTCTGAATGGAATATCTCGGCGATTACTCAAGCGTCTCCAGGTGAAATAACTACTGCTGTGCCCCACGGTCTTATTACAAACGATCGTATTTACCTCTCTCAAATTGTAGGAATGACCGAGTTAAACCAAACTGAATTTTTAGTTGTATATGTAGCAGCGACTAAATTCACACTGAAAACTTTGGCTGGGACGGCGGTAAATACGTCAGCTTACGGCGCGTATGTATCAGGCGGTAAGGTGGCGATAGTTCGGGATGTAGGATTGGCTATCACAGGAATTTCAAAAGCTGCCGCTGGGATAGTAACAATCGCGAGTCACGGTTTGTCTACGTATGATAAAGTTTTTATCACTGACATAGTAGGCATGGTAGAACTTAATGATAGGTTTCTCTGGGTAAAGAAGATAGATGCAAACACCTTCAGTCTTACTGACGAACTCGGGGTAGACATAGACACAACCGGCTACACCACTTGGTCTTCCGCCGGTACAGTTTCTCTTATTCGAGGGCTATTCACAAAAATAGGCGACTTCCCCAGTGGAGGAGGGTTTTATGGCGGCCGCATGGCTATTGGTGGCACTGATAATGACCCAGACGTTTTTTGGCTCTCAAGAGGGCCGGACACTGAAACTGGGGAAGCGCAATATGATGACTACTCTATAGGCACCAATGCTACTGATGGGATGGTGTGGGTGTTGTCTTCTCAAAATTTACAGGCCCATCGAATATATTGGTTTTCAGGTACACCTAAATTCATGGTAGTGGGGACGTCGAGCGGGCTGTATAAAGTTAATGGGGGCGCGGATGGGGACGC